AATGCACAAATGATTGATCTTGGGTACACTCCTAAAATAATTTTTGATTCTGCTATTGCTGAATACGAACAACAAAAGAAAAGCTGCAACGCAAAGCGATCAAAGTTGTTCAATTATTTTATAACACATAAACTGAAAAACCTCATGGAAAATATTGGAGATTTTTAAAATGAAACTAAGAAGCATGTATGAAGTATTAGAGTCTGTTTCAAAATGCAAGACTTCTGATGAAAAAATTCAGATGTTGAGAAAAGATGGTAATGGAGCCATCCAAGCACTTCTAAAATATGCTTTAGATTCTGAGGTTAAGTTCCTTCTTCCTAAAGGAGACGCCCCATTCAAACCGTGCCCTTTCCCAGATCAACACGCTAGATTGTATACAGAAATAAGACGTATGTACTTGTTTATAGAGGGGGGACATCAAGGGCTTTCTAATAATAAAAGAGAGTCCCTGTTCATCCAGCTTCTCGAATCAATTGATCCATACGACGCAAAACTTATTTGTAGTGTAAAAGATAAAAAGATTCCATTCAAAGGAATCACCCCTAAGTTGGTCAACGAAGCATTTCCAGGTTTGATAAGCATTAAAGGAGCATGAAATAAACATGGGCAAGACATTTAAAAGAGTTGGTAAAGTAGCTGAATCAGAAGATTCACACAGGTACTATAAGTTTGAAAAAAGCAGACAAACACAAGAATCATTTAAGAATATTGATAAATACTTAAAACTGGGTCTTTATGATAAAATAGATGATTTTGAACTCCACGATGATCACGAGCAAAATTTAGGGGATTGATATGGCCGACAAAAAAAGATTGTTCTGGGATTCAAAATTTGCTGAATGGATTGAATCAAGATCGTTTATGTTTGCGTATTGGGTTACTGATAAGCGTTACCCAATCCTAACAGAAGATAGTGCAGATGTTTTTCACTGGTCTACTGTCACGTGTGATGACAAGTCTCCAAACAACTTTGAAATTGTTCCAATTCAAGAAAAACCTGCCAAGAAAAAAAGAGCCATAAAGAAAATATCAGCAAAGAAGCCACCAACAAAGAAAAATTGGAATTATTGAGAAGGATTAATTGATGCCTACATTCAGGTTCTTAAATACTGAGACCGGTGAAGAGTTTGAAGACTTTGTTAGCAACACAATAAAGACAGAATTGCTTGAGAAAAATCAACACATAAAACAGCTCCCTAGTGCCTTTGCTATCATTAGCGGAGTAGGGAGTGTAGAATCAAAAACAGACGCGGGTTGGAAAGAAGTTATATCCAAAGTGTCTGAAGCACATCCGGACAGCGCCCTTGCTGATCGTTACGGTAAAAAATCAATCAAACAAATCAAAACATCAAACGCTGTCAATAAACATATCGGGAGGTGGAAAAACTTGTAACAAAGGAGTGGCTTAGGCCATGTATAAGCAAACTAACATTTTCTGAGGTACAATGAAAAAAAGGACTGCTACTAAAAATAAAAATAATGTGATTTACATTGATGGTATTAAAATTCCTCAACTACATCTTAACATTACAAAAATAGAGCCTTTAACAGAAAATCAGCACAAAGCATTTGAAGCATTTTACAAAAAAAGAAATCTCCTATTACATGGCCTGGCCGGAACTGGTAAAACATTTATATCTCTATACCTGGGACTAAATGAAGTGTTGACAAGAGGCTCAATCTACAGTAAAATAACTATAGTAAGAAGTGTTGTACCAACACGGGACATAGGATTTTTACCAGGGGATCAAAACGACAAAACAAAAATCTACGAGCAGCCTTACAAAGCAATATGCAGCGAGTTGTTTGGAAGAGACGACGCTTACGAAATTCTTAAACGTCACAAATTAATTGAGTTTGTTACAACTTCCTTCATAAGAGGAACAACAATAAACAATTCAATTGTAATAGTAGACGAGTGCAACAATATGAACTTTCATGAGCTTGATAGCGTTATTACAAGAGCAGGTTCTAATTGTCAGATTTTGTTCAGTGGGGACTACAGGCAGTCGGATCTTGTAAAGCAATCAGAAAGAGAAGGATTGAAACACTTCATGGCAATTCTAGAACGTATGGGTTGTTTTGCTCATATTGAATTTAATGAGGAAGACATTTTAAGATCTGATTTGGTGAAGCAGTACATTATTATGAAAGATAAAATGGGATATGAAGCAAAAATTATTTGAATGGCAACCATGGGCAGTAAGTGAGTTAAAGTCTGAGACATCCCCTGATGGAAAACGTGTATATCAAACTCCATCAGGGGAGATGTATCCCTCTGTCACCACTATCCTTTCTGCAAGATCAGATAAATCAGCTCTCTTTGAGTGGAGAAAAAGAGTTGGTGAACAAAAAGCTAACAAAATTACTACACAGGCCGCTCGGCGCGGAACTAATGTTCATGCTATAGCAGAAAAATATATGCAAGGTCGGGCCAATTTTTTGGAAGGACAAAACCCACTTGCTGTTAGCCTATTTTCTGATATTAAGCCCATCATAGACGAACACATCACAAAGGTATATGGTAATGAAATGCCTCTGTATTCTGATATTCTTCAGACAGCTGGTAGGTGTGATTTGTTCTGCCAGTTTCAGGGAATGAATGGTGTGGTGGATTTTAAAACATCCACAAAACCAAAGCGGGAAGAATGGATTCAGAACTATTTTCTTCAATGCACCACATATGCAATGATGATTGAAGAACGGTATCAGTGTGCAGTTCCTCAAATTGCTGTTGTTATAGCAGTAGAGAATGATCTTCCTCAACTTTTTGTGAAGAGGACGTCAGAGTTTAGGGACGAAGTTATAAAAGCCTTCGTCACTGAAAGGGTTGGTTGAAATTCAACTAGCATAAATAATAGAGGCATGTTGCCTTTTTTAACTTAATGGGGTATAATTATGAATAAGATTCTTGTTGCCGTTGCGTTGTCTCTGTTTGCAGTTTCCTCTTTCGCTGCAGAAGCAAAGAAAGAAGAAAAGGCTGCTGTTGTTGTAACAAAGGCTGATGCTAAGAAAGACGCAAAGAAAGAAGTTAAGAAAGACGAAGCTGTAAAGAAGTAAGTTGTAGAGAAATTGCTGTGTGAAGTTGACAGAAAGATGTTCTGGACGGGGTTTCGATACCCCCACCTCCACCATAAAGTATATTACTAAGAGTCCAGGTTCAGAGCGTTGCATAGTATACTTTATAATGGGGGTGAAATGGATTCGACAGGGCAGATGAGTATGAAGATGGACAGCACGGTAGGCGATGACCGTTAATCAAGCAAAAGCAATAAATGCAAATGATGAAAGATTTGCTCTAGCAGCGTAAGTTACTAGATGGGGGTTTGCTGGTTGTCCCTTATTATCCAAACAACCAGCTTCGCTTTTTAAACAAAAGGAGATGTATATGAAGAGAGTTCTATTTGCAGTATTGATGTTTGTTAGTGCTAGTGTGTTTGCGACTGATCTTGGCCTGACTGTTGGGCGTGATCTAAAGTTTGGTAAAGACTATACAGCTATTTCAGCAGGAACAGTTGTTGTTGGGTTAAAACTTGGCGCGTCTTTTCAAACAGTCCGTGACCAGTATGTGGCATTTGGTGGTTCAGTAGGCAAGTCTATTAGTATGGGTCCGTTCTCCGTGACTCCTTCTGCTGGACTGGCGCTTGTTAATCCAGCTGTTGGAAAGAATGGTTATGTGGCCACTGCTGGTGTTGAAGGTGCTTATGCCCTTACTAAGCAAGCTGCTATTGTTGTAGATGTGACACGACGTTTTGATCTGAAAGATGCTGCAACTTTTAGCGGCAACCAGATTGGCGCAGGACTTAAAGTATCGTTCTAATGTAGTAAAGGCTGGGGTCGTTTTGACCCTAGCCAACTTTATTATGGAGAACACAAATGATAGTAGGTTTCACTTGTGGTTCATTTGACTTATTTCACGCTGGCCATGTTACAATGCTTCGAGAAGCAAAAAACAACTGTGATCATCTGATAGTAGGAATTCAGACAGATCCAACCATTGATAGGCCAGATAAAAATAAACCTGTTCAGTCAATTATTGAACGGCAAATTCAAGTAGGTGCCTGTAGATATGTTGATGAAATTATTCTTTACGAGACAGAAGCTGATTTATTGACAATACTAAAGACTCTACCAATAGACAAACGGTTTATTGGAGAGGAGTATCATAATAAAGCATTTACTGGTAAAGAACTGAACATCAAAGTTTATTTCAACAAGCGACAACACACTTTTAGTTCTAGCTCACTGAGAGATCGAGTTTTTGTCGCTTATAGTTTAGCATAAGAAAGGAAACACTTATGTTTGCAAGAACTTTTCTTGCCACGGCTACCTGTGTGGCTATGGTTTTGATGATGGCTGGTTCGTTTTTTGTTTCAACAGTGTCATTTGAGATGCCCTCTTTCCTAACAAAGCAAGAGTTTGCTAATCAGCAAAGACAGATTAAATGTCTTGCTGATAATGTTTACTACGAGTCCGCCAACCAATCTATTGAAGGT